AATTGTAAGAGCTACTTCTGAACCATTTATATCGCCATTATCTTCAAATTTTTGCAATTGTGGAAAAGCTATTGTTACTCTGACTGCGTTTATTGAAGTATTTGTAATTGATCTTGAAACAGGTGTATCTTTTGTAACTACAACGCCAACTGCATTTTCTGTTTCAATTTCAGAAATACCTTGAATTGCTGTTTGATTTGAAGTTCCAAATCTAGGTTCAAAAGTTATATTTTGAAAATTAAAATCTTCATCACTTGGACTTGTACTTGCAGCTTGTTGTAAGACTTGAGTTCCGTTAAGAAAAACATCCTTTAATGCTGATTGATCATATTCCGCTGAACCTTGTGAACCTGTTGCGGAAGGAAACCCTTCAATTTCGCCTTCTCCTAAAAGTTCAACAAGTGTTTGAAACTGTTTAGACGCAAGAACATCTTTAGGTAAATTTGGCTGCGTTATACCCATTTCTTCAATTCTATTTCTATGAAAAGCAGAATGTCGACCTCTTATAGACATTAGTTTTCTCCTTCTACTTGAACAGTATCAATTCCTGAACTTATGACAACAGATCCTGTAAAAACTTCGCCATAAATAATAGGAACGGCAACGCCAGCAATACTTACATTTGAAATTCCAGAAAATCCAAACGATGCGACAGCCTCAGGGTCATTCTGTGAAAACGTTTCTTCAACGTTTCGAGTAGGAACAGAAGGCGTTGGTGCTATTAATGAAGTAACACCATCAATAACAAGATCAGTTGCCACAGAGGTAGCAATGGTTCCGATGACTGGAACTGCACCTATAGCTTTTGCTGCTGCTATAGCTGCACCACCAACTGAAGTTACTGCTCCTACGGCTGCACTTGCCACCGCTGCCCCTGTACTAAAAATACCTCCTATAACTGGCGCAAGAAATCCAGAACCAGAAGCCAAAGGAATTATTTGAATATCACCCTGTCCTTTCATGCCGATAAAATCAAGATCAACTTCTAAATTATTCATTTTTATTTTGTAAAATTGATCGGCCATATGTCTTTCAACTTCAGGAAAGTTTGCCAATAAAAATCTAAGAGCTTCAGCAGGGCTAGAAACAGCCGCTTCAAAATAAGACTGTCCTAAAAATTTCCTTAATCTTCCATAAATTCGTATTTTTTTAAGCTGCATATCTATAAACCTTTTTTGTTACTTTTATATATTTTAAATCATATAATTCTCTACAACTTAACTGTCTAATATTGTGATGCAAAATTGTTTGATCGCCAATATAAAGAGCTACATGATTTAATTTTTCATTTGCTCCTTGCATTAATAAAACATCATCATCATTTATATTATCTTTGGAAACTTCTTTAAAACCAGAACCAGTTAAAACTTCTTCAAAATAAGGATTTTTGCAAAAAGTTTTCAAATTTTTTGGTCTTTTCCAAAATTTTAAATTTATTTGTTTTTTTTCTAAAAAATAATCAGTAATTAAACTCCAACAATCATATTTACCCCAAATCCATGTTCTACCAAAAAGTCCAGACTTATATCCACTAGGTTCAAAATTATACCATTGTTTATTTTCTACGCTGTAAATATACCAGGGTAGGCCAAGATGTTCGCAGCTTGCTTTGTCATTATCTGAAGGATAACAAGAACCGACAGGATGACTATGAACAATACCAATAATTTCACCTGTGTCTTCACATTCTGCCCAATCATCAGGATCGATAACAAAATATTCAAATCCACTTTCTGCAATATTTTTACAAGGCCAATAAGTTTCTTTTCCTTTTATAATTGCCAAAAGACCACAAGATTCTTTCGGCATACATTCTTCAATATGTTTAATAGCTTTATCTTTCCAAGTCATTGATTAACAAAAGTACCGACACCAGGAAAATCTTTTCGTGTGACTTGTCTTTTTGGTGCTCTTATATTCATTAAATCTAAAGCAGAAACAAGCTCAAATTGCACAATATCTCTATTTTCAACAATTTTACGATCAATAAAATAAATTTCTTGTGGAAGTTCTGCTGTTGTATCAGGTGTACCAAAAGGATTTTGATTTGATGGAAAGTTTGCTGCGTCTAAAAACTGACTTAAAGTTCTAATGCGTACAAATTTTGCTCCCTGTAAGTCATTAAATGGCGTTGTAGCGTTTACTGTTGCCATTAATGCTGTAATAGTTCCAAGTATATTAGAAACTGTTATGGTCGGTCTTGGAAGTGATCCACGGCCAGAATATTCAAACCCTTCTGCTGATATTGGGAATTTTGTATAAGTGTTACCTTGCCAAATAATTGAAGAATTACTATTCATTCCGACCCCAGAATGAAACCTTGTGACATCTGTTGAACCATGCAAAGCAGAAACTAAAGTCAATGTATAAAGTTCAATAATTGACTTATTAGATAATTTTTGAAGTTCTTCTGTAGGTAAAGCCATTAGGGTTCAAATACCTCTCTAAAAGTGCAATTTAATGTTGCCCTGTTATTGAATGGAATTGTTTTCGTCCATGATTGGCAAACAAACTTGCCTGTACCAGATAAAGTAACAGATACATTGCCTGAATTTGTTGCGCTGGCAGCAGCCGTCACAGTGAAAGTATTATCATCAGCCGTTGTTACAATAACAAAAGAACCATCAACAGCAGATCCAGATGTGTAGTCAATTGTTACTACATCACCAATCGCAAGCCCATGATTAGAAATTGTTACTGTAACTGTTGTTCCTGACTGAGAATAAGTTCCTGTTTTTGTAAACCCTTCGCCTGGTGGAGTAAAATCAAAGCTTGCCTGATCGTTTACACGACTTCTTAAAAATCCTTCAATAATATCTGATTGCTCTTCAGAAACTTCAAAAGTAAGGTCAAATATTTTAGGGTCTTGTGTTAGAGGTAAACCAAAAAGTGCCCGAAACTCATAACCATCACCCAAATTAGTTGTTCTAATTTTAGGTTTGCTTGTTTTTCTAATCCCATAAGTGGGTGAAATACTTGGAAAAGTTGCCATTTATCTAGTAAGTAAGCCTCCAGGTCTTTTTTCTTTTACAAGTTGAGCTTGAACAGCAGCACCTATGACTGCTCCTAAAGCCTGTGCATCTTGGTTATTACCTGACACAGATGAACCAGACGCATCAACAGATACATTCACAATATTAGTTGTACTACCTCCAAGTTGATTATTAGGAATAATTGTACCTGAAGAACGAGGAACAAAAAGTTCTGCTCCTCTTTCACCTACAAGAGAAGCCTTGCCAACTGGAGGACGACCACCATTTGCAAATAAACCTCCTAAACCAGAGACAAGAAAATTAGATGGTTTATTTATGCCAAGATTAAATGATCCAAAGTTAGAACCACCACCACTGCTTTTTCTACCACCAAATAACCCACCCAAGAGTCCACCGATACCTCCTCCTCCTCTACCTCTTGACCTTGCTGAATCAAATAATCTATCTATTTGTGTTTCAATAAGTTTGCGTTTAATAGTATTTAAAATATTAACCATCGCATCTCTAAAACTTGTGGCACCCATAATTGCATCTGTAAAATTATCTTTAAATGTTTGTCCAATAGCTTCAGTAATTTCGAGTTGTTGTTGTAATTGATTTTTGAGTTTTACAGCATCCTCAATTTGCTCTACTTGCAAAGGTTTTAAATCTTCTACTGCAACTGTCATTTCATTTGCCATTTCAGCTTTTAATTTTTCAATTTCTGCACCTTGTTTTCCTAAATTAATTTGATTTTGTAAAAACTTATTTTGATCTGTAATACTTTTTAATCCTTCATCAAGACGCATCTGCCTTTTTTTGTCTAACTCAATTTGATCTGCCGTTGTTTTAAAAGCTTTTTTTCTCTTGTCTAATTCTTCTTGAGCAAGCCTAGCTTCTTCATTTCTAATAAAAACTGTTGATTCTATACCACTTCTACCTTTTAAAGTTATTTGTTTTCTTGGTAAGGCATCTATTCTTGCTTGCTCAGCTTTTATAGCTAACGCTTCTTTGTTTCCTACACCTACTCCTATATCTATACCTTCGTCAATAGTTCTTTTTTCTATTCGTTGTTTAAAACCTAATGTTTTACTAAGAAAATTAGCAACTGAAGCTGTAAAAGCTTGTAGTTTTAACATTCCAATTTTAAAATTATTTCCCGCAGCTTTACTCATCTCTGAAAACTCTCTTAAATTTTTAACTCCTTCTTCTCCAATCATCATATTCATTTTTTCTGTTGCCAAAGCTAAAGCAACATGAGCACCTTGAGTTCTTTCTATCATCTTCAATCTTTCTCCTTCTGCTGTTCCAGCTAATCCTAAAGATTCTGTTAATTTATCTATATTTGGATTTATTTCATTAAAAGAACCACCTAATTCATCTAAAGCACTTTTAAGTGTTGTTAATTGTTGAAGAAGAGCAGTAGCAACAAGACCTCCTGCAAAACCACCCATCTGACCTCCCATTTTGGTTCCTACAAAACCACCAGCAAAACCAGTAAGACCTCCTAATACCCCTTGTCCAAATAACAATGGAAACGCACCAGAAACAAGTCCACTCTTAAGTGCTGAACCCGTGCTTCTGTCGTTAAGTTTATTTCCTTGAGCTTGTGATTTATTATTTTCATTTTGTGCTTTTGTATTTTCTAAAATTTGTTTAGTTTCTCTACCTATTGCTTTTGCTTGTCTATTGGAAGCTGCTAACGCTTCTTTATGTGCTTTTGTACCAATCTCTAGACTATTTGCAAACTCTTCTAAAGCGTCTGCTGCTGCTATTTGTTGATTAGTTGTTTTACCAAAAACACCTTTAGATTTATTAACACTTTTAACAAGATTATCCATGTCTTGTCTATATTTTCTTAACTGGTCACGAGCTTTCTTACCAAAAGCTCCTCCTGTATTGCGAGGATTCATTATGTCTATTTGACGTATATTATCTACACTCTTAGTTAATTCTTTTACTTTAGAATTTAATCTATCAAGACCTGATTGATTTTTAATTCTTAAATTTAAATTTATGCCATATTCTCCTGCCATTGGATTCGACCTAAAACCAAAACTTTATTTTAGTGTACCGCTTTTATCGTTTTCTTGCTCGTGATTTATCCTTTGCATTTTGTATTGCTTTATCTTCATATTCTCCTTTAAGTTCATAATATGCTATCCAATTCATTAGTTCTTCCTGTGATAATTTCTTTGTTAAATCACTGACAGTCATAGCTAATTCAGTAGCTAAAAAGAAAATAAAAAACCAATCATTTTTAGCTTTTTAAATTTGCTTTCGCTTCCTCCAACTTATTTTCAGATCCAGAATTTAACATAGCAAGTTGTATATCCTGTAATGTGGCTGCATTTACTTCTCTTCTTAATGAAGCTTTATGACCATCTTGAAATAATCTATTTCCATTTTTATCTAATGCTTTTGTAATCATTAGATTTA